AAACGAGTCGCGTGTCATTACGCATAAATTAGATTTCCTTTTATTTATTGTTTAATTAGCAATCTGTGAGTAATTCGGCTGAACCGCCGGTGGCTTTGTCACGTTGGCCTGCAAAATGCGCCGGTTCGTTTTCAACTTTCGATTTGAATTCGCGCAATTCGGCCATTTCGCTTTTCAATTCATCGATGCGGCTTGCCATAGTGCGAAAGCCATCATTGTTTTCTGCGGTTTGCTCGGCAATGGCTTCCAATGCTTGCTGGATATCCGCAAATTGCAGGTTTTCTTTTTCTGCTTTTTTAGAAAAAATCTTTACTACGGATTCCAGCATCGACACGGCGTGCGTTCCTTCTTCTTCGAGTGCAAACTCGATGGCATTAGTGAATAAACAGTTTTTATTGGTTTTACGGGCCATCAGTGGGCTGGCACCGCCGACTGAGGCTGAGAATTGCAGCATCGATGTGCCCAAGCTGGCAGGGTTATCGGTGACGGCTAAGCCGGTTAAGTAGGCTTCCCCTGTGTCTGCAAAGTCGGGGTCGCACTCGATGGAGGTGTAGACCTTCTGGCGGTTCTGATTCATCGCCACCAGTTCGGGCGTGGGGTCAATCGTGGCAAACAAGGCCATCTTGCCGTCGATCTCTTTGGCTTCCAGTGCCACTACATCACCGTAAGATTTAAAGGCGCTGTCTGGGTAAATACCCCTGATATGCTCCATATTCACCCGCGCCCCGTAGGTCGCTGGGTTGTAATTCTTTGCCATCTGGCTAAGCCAGGCGCGGGTAATGGTGCGGCCATCGGTGGTTGCGCCTTCGGTCGCTACCCGAAACGATTTAAATTTTTTGTCCATAGACCCTTCTGCGGTTTTATTGAATAGCGGGGTTAATTCCTGAAGGCACCTACTATCAACACAAATTAAACCCCCATCAATTGACGCCTTTTGTGAATCCCTATTCCACAAAAGCCAACAAAATACTTCTGCTTTTGATTGCCTTAGCCTTTGGCTATGGAAAATATAAACATCAAAGATCCGCGTATTGAGGCTCGCCGCCTGTATTGGGCAGGCTGGCGTGTTTCGCGTATTGCAGAATCGCTAGGAGAGAAACCCGCCACGGTGCATAGCTGGAAACGGCGTGATGAGTGGGATAAAAAAAAGCTCATCGAGCGCGTCGAAGAGTCCCTCGAATCGCGCTACATCTTGCTTTTAAATAAGGATAAAAAAGAGGGTATCGACTTTAAAGAAATTGATTTGCTTTCACGGCAAATGGAACGCATCGCAAGGATTAATAAATACACCGGCGGCGGCAATGAGGCTGATTTAAACCCGAACATTGCTAGCCGCAACAAGGCAGAGCGCAAGAAGGCCACCAAGAACGATTTTAATGATGAGCACGTCGATCTCATCAAAGACGCCTTTATGAATTCTTTGTTTGCCTATCAGCACGGCTGGTTTGAGGCAGGCAAGAAACACAGCTTCCGTAATGTTTTAAAGTCTCGCCAAATTGGCGCAACCTGGTACTTCGCCCGCGAGGCTTTATTCGATGCAATGACCACGGGCCGCAACCAGATCTTTTTAAGTGCCAGCAAGGCGCAGGCGCATGTATTCAAGCAATACATCATCGCCTTTGCCAAAGACGCCGCCGATTTAGAGCTAAAAGGCGATCCCATCGTCTTACCCAATGGCGCAACGCTGCACTTCTTGGGCACCAACGCCCGCACCGCGCAGAGCTACACCGGCAATCTATACGTGGATGAGTATTTCTGGATTCCACGCTTTCAGGAACTCCAAAAAGTCGCTTCGGGTATGGCCCTGCATTCGCACTGGCGGCAAACCTATTTCTCCACGCCTTCCAGCCTGAACCACGATGCCTATCCGTTCTGGTCGGGTGACGCCTTCAATAAAGGCCGCGCTAAAGCTGATCGTATTCAGCTTGATGTTAAGCCCGCTAACCTGGCAAAAGGCCGCCTCTGTGAGGACGATCAGTGGCGGCAAGTGGTGACCATTGAAGACGCGATTGAAGGCGGTTGTAATCTGTTTGATCTGGACAAGATCAAAAAACGATATAACCCCAACGATTATCAAAACTTGCTGATGTGTGAGTTTATCGACGATAGCGCCAGCATCTTTCCCTTATCTGAATTGCAAAAGTGCATGGTTGATAGCTGGGAAAAGTGGGAAGACTTCAAAGCCATTGCCCCACGTCCTTTTGGTTACTGGCCTGTGTGGATTGGCTACGACCCCGCTTTATCTGGCGATAGCGCGGGCCTGATCGTACTGGCACCGCCGCTGGTGCCTGGCGGTAAGTTCCGCGTGTTAGAAAAGCGCCAATGGAAAGGCATGGATTTTGCCGCGCAGGCGCAAGGGATTAAGGATATCTGCAGCCAATACAACGTGGCGTATATCGGCATTGATACCACCGGCATTGGGCAGGGCGTTTATCAACTGGTTAAACAATTCTACCCAGCAGCTAAGGCCATCAATTACAGCGTAGATATGAAAGCGCGCTTAGTCATGAAGGCCCAAGACGTGATCCGCAATGGCCGCTTGGAGTTTGACGCGGGCTGGACGGATCTTGCCGCCGCCTTTATGGCCATTCAAAAAACCATGACGGCCAGCGGGCGGCAAGTCACTTACTCGGCTAGCCGCTCCGAAGAACTCAGCCACGCCGACTTAGCCTGGGCATGTATGCACGCCTTACTCAATGAGCCGTTAGAAGGCTCCAATTCGACTAATTCTGGCTTTATGGAAATTTGCTAAATGAAAAAAAAACCGTACTTACCTAAATCAACCATGCTGGCCAGCACGCCCAATCCAGCGGCCAGCGGCTCGGTGGCTTTCACCTTTGGCGAGCCTTCCGCTGTGCTCGATCGCCGTGAGTTACTGGATTTACTCGAGTGCAACAACAACGGCAAATGGTACGAGCCGCCGATGTCATTTGATGGGCTGGCTAAAACTTACCGCGCCACCGTTCACCATTCCAGCCCCATTCAGGTTAAGCGCAACATCCTACTTAAAACCTTTATCCCGCACCCGCTATTAAGCCGTACTGAATTTGCTAAGTTTGCGCTGGATTACCTGATCTTTGGCAATGCCTATTTAGAGAAGAACCTAGGCCGCACCGGCAAGGTGCTTAAGCTTACCCACGCGCTTGCCAAGTACATACGCGTCGGGTTAAAAGAGGGCGGCTTTTATCAAGTGCTGAATCATGCCAAAGAGTATGAATTCCAGCAGGGCACGGTGTTTCACCTGCTCGAGCCTGATATCAATCAAGAGATTTACGGCTTGCCTGAATACCTATCGGCGCTTAATTCAACCTGGCTTAATGAATCCGCCACGCTGTTTCGCCGCCGCTATTTTGAAAATGGCAGCCATGCCGGTTTTATACTGTACATGACCGACGCCGCCCAAAACGAAAGCTATATCGACGATCTGCGCGAAGCCCTGCAAAAAAGCAAAGGCCCAGGGAATTTTAAAAACTTAATGGTGTACGCACCAGGCGGCAAGAAAGATGGCATGCAGATCTTGCCTATCTCGGAAGTGGCGGCAAAGGATGACTTCTGGAACATCAAAAACGTAACCCGTGACGATCAGTTAAGCGCCCACCGCGTACCGGCGCAACTGATGGGCATCATCCCCAACAACACCGGCGGCTTAGGTGACGTAGAGAAGGCCGCCACCGTGTTTGCGTATAACGAGATTGAACCGTTGCAGGAACGCATGAAGGAGTTAAACGACTGGCTAGGGGTAGAGGTGATCCGCTTCAAACCTTACGTACTGGCGTAAACAAACCCAAGTAAACAGCAAGCCCGCAAGCGCGGGCTTTAAATATCTATAAACTTACACAGGGTCATTTGGGTTCAACTGATATTGGGGGTGTTACCTTTTGCATATGCTCTCGCATGGAGTGCCATCCCCGTCACGATCTAATTTACTCAATCCACATTGTTTCAAATACATCATTGCTTCTTCGCAGGATGACATCTCTTTACAAAAACGCTTGTTGCCGCAGGTGCTGGAGGTGGCAGCGTATGGTGTGAGTTGCATTGCCGCAGATGATTTGTTGCCATGCCTGAAGTCCCATGGGGCGACAGGGGTTGGTTCAGCCCAAAGCCCTTTTCGCAGTGCCTTAGCCTGGCTTTCAGATTTGCTGTAATTCGAGTCGTGGCCGTACTTTATATAGTACCAGGCTAACCCTCGTTTAATTTGTTCAAGGTTTACATCCACGCCGTTAATAATGATTTTACCTACGGTGCGCTGGTACCTGTCTTTTGTTTCAACCTCAACAGAAACATTTTTCCCATAAATTAAATCAGACAAAGATTGCTTAGACTTTTCACCAAAAGGTTGTTTCTTTTCGGGGGCATCAATTTGCGCGAGTCTTATTTTTACAGGCGTGTTGTCGCTAGTTAATAACGTAGCGGTGTCTCCATCACTTACACCTACAATCCGGCCTGTAAGTGTTTGAGCGAAGGAGGGTGAGGCGATGAGTGTCAGTATGAAAGTGAACCGAAACATATTATTCCTTGTGTTTATCACGCTGGTATCAGTTTGGATGATTTATCCCCAGCGCGCGCCCTCGTGACCCCGCCACGCCTGCCCACTTAATGCACTATTTTTTATGCACCTGCATGATTCTTCGCGAAGCCGCGCCAGATATGGCTCTGAGCTGTCAAAAATCCCACTCTGAAACCTTGCGTTATTGGCTGGTTTATTGCTAATTGTTGCAAAGAAGTGGAGGGGCAGTTCTTATTCTTTGCAATATGTTTAGATTTTTTAAATTTTGTTCCTTTGCCGCCCAGAAGGAGTTTCAATTATCGTTCAACAATCTCGTGCATCAACTCATCAAAACGATAATGAACAATCTCCCCATTAATAATTAAATGAACCGCTGCCTCGATAATATTTATCGGCGCTATAAACCACTCGCGTGGTGAATATCGTTGTCCATTCGTGTCGAAAACATCCACATTAAGACAACTTCCTCCGAAAAAGGTATGCAATAGCAATTCAAATTTCTGCGGGTTCAAGTTGTAACATTCGAAAACAGAAATGACCTTCACCGGAGCCATTAGGTAAGTTGGTTCTTCGGTAGCATTCTTAATTCGTTCTTGCACTGGAATCGTGGAATAACCAATTTTATAGAGATTATTTGTGTTGGCTATCTCAGGAACTTGGCTAAGTGACTTGAGCACATAGAGATAACCAGACTTTTTGTCGCCTGCCTGAATCTGTTCTAGCGCTTTCAAGGCCTTTTCATGGTGATCTAGAATGCGGCGACCCGTCTCATCTTTATAAAGCTCAGTTGCAAGGGAGCGAAGTAACATATTGGACTCTGTCCCATTTTCAAAGATACAGCGTAATCGTGCGTTGACTTTGCTGTTTTTCATTTCCTTTTCACCCACTTCGGACACATAGACCATGATCCCATGTAGTACGAAGAAGTGACCTGGTTGAATTTGCTGCTCACCAGTAAACTGCCGAGCCTCCCGGATACCTGTGGTTAATTCCGAATGGCACTGTTTGAATAAGTGTTCAAATTGGTCAAAGTCTTTACAAAGCTTACGCTGGGCGATCTTTTCAGGCATGACCATTGGAGATTTCGTTACATGCTTGAGTTCAAAGATACTGGCGGCTTCGTCATCCAATAGCCCTAAAGAATCGTCTGCAAAGATGTCAGCCACTGAAGTTATAGGCTTTGCTGGTTCAACATAGTTAAGTAAGTGAAACTCATCCACGCCCTGCAAGGCTTCGCACTTCTCCTTGCTGGCACGGAGCCCCTTAAGCCTGTTAAATAGTTGAAACTCAAGGATATTGGCTGGATTAGATTCTGGCTCCATATTGTGCTGACGATAGAAATCATTAATCTGCTGAAACGAGCCAAGCAAACGTTCATCCACGCTGATAGCAGTGCGCTTGGCCTTTATGTTGAGTAAGCCCAAGTCATCATCTTGCAGGATTTTTAGAAGTGCATCCTTCTCCACGTCTAAACCCCTTGCTGTCTGCGTTGAGCTTTCAGGTATACCAATGCATCAGCCATTCGACGTTCTAGAGGATCTAATGAGTTAGTATTTGGTTCTCTGCCCTGAGTCTTAACAAAGTCTTTAATTTTTGGCCACAAAAGAACCGCTTCCTCATCGCTCATCTGTACACGAGTAGCTTCAATAGTGTCCTGAATAACTTTAAATACTTTGGTGGTAAGTGACTTGGACAGAATTTCAAATGCTTTTTGAAATGGATTTACACGGTCAATCAGATCAATGTGCAAATCATCAATGTTGATGAATTTATCAGCCATACGGACAAAGCGTTTATCGCCCTCTTGCTTGATTTCGCCATTTTTTATGACGGAATCAACCACCACATGTTGTCGAACCTCTTCAACTTCTTCTGCACTGAGTTCAGGGTATTTAATCTTAATGATTTTCGGAATCATTACCTTGTTGATGACTTCAGGGTCAACATTACCTGGTAATGCTCTCACTATCTTGTCGTCTGACAGGATTGCAGCTTTGAGATCGTTCAAATCCGATTCAATAATGTCTTTAACTCGTTTTGAGGAAGGCTCTTTCAGTCCACGGACTTTGATTTCAGTATCGGTACTCTTATCGTCGTCGTTCTGCTTCGTTTTGAACTTAAAATTTGGGGCGAGTACCTGCTCCATTAGCAAAGAGCAAGTAATGGCCTTGAGCATGTTATTGACCGAAAATTTTACTAAGTCATCTTCAGCATCTGGCTGGGCTATGAGATTGGTAAATTGTGCATGGGTCTTATTGTCGCTATCACGAGTGCAGCGACCAATGATCTGGATTACTTCGGTGAGAGAACCACGGTAACCAACAGTTAGAGCATGCTCACAAAATTTCCAGTCAAAACCTTCCTTCGCCATACCAAGAGCAATGATGAGATCCATGTCTTCTGGCTTTTCAAGGTGACGTAAATTATTAAGAATTTCATCACGAAAACTACTTGATTCATCATCTACTAAGTCAGCAACAATAATTATTTTATTGTCCCCGTGCCGCTGGACATGGAGAAATTGGGTCTTGGGGTCACGATGAGTAACTACACCAATAATATCTAGAATACGATTAACTTCTTCATACTTGCCTTCTTTTGTGGATTCACCAGATTGGGGGCGTGGAATATGAAGGATGGTTTTTTGGTCTGTGTTCAGCACTTCACCAATAGCACTGGTGTATTTGCCTTGATAAAAGTGATAGCCAATACCAAGTGACCTTAGAAAGGTATAGCCGTTTAACTGCTCATAGTAGTTGTAGGTGACTTTAGTAAACTGAGCCTCATCTTCTGGCAGCAGTACTGGCACACTGTCTCCACGGAAGTAAGAGCCTGTCATTGCCAAAATATGGACATCAGACTTCGCCATCACTGATCTAAGCAATTCACCAAGGCGGTTTTCACCATCTGCAGATACATGATGGAATTCGTCGATGGCAAGAAGTACATTATCAAATTCTGATTCCTCAACTGCTTCAAATGCGAAGCGAAGAGTGGCATGGGTACAGATTAATATCTTTGCATCATTTTTAAGGAAGTCTATGAAAGCCTTCACTTTGCTAGAGTCACCACCAGGAGTGCAAAGATTGTTCTTCGGCTCAACTACCCAGTCCGCAAAGAAGCCAAACTTACTAAGTTCTACGCTGTCAAATGAACCGCCAATTGATTTTTCAGGAACGGCAATGATGGCCTTAGTTAGCCTTTGGTTGATGAGCTTGTCCAACGCAATAAACATGAGGGCGCGTGATTTACCAGATGCTGGCGGCGCTTTTAATAGCAGGTGTTGAGCATTGCGAGCTTCGAAAGCTCGCTCCTGCATTTGCCGCATTCCATATTTGTTGGTACTGGTGCTTTGACCAGTCTGAGAATAGGTTACGTCAACAATGTTAGGCATTCTTTGTTCCAATCATTTTTTCATATAATTTGAAGAGATGTGCCAATCGTTCTTCTTCATTTTCGAATGGTTTTTCTCGGTAGCATTTATCTATAACTTCATCAAGTGCACCATGTGCAACACGTAGGCTCTCAGGCATTAGATCAGGGTCATAAAGATCAGCAAGTGATTTTTCTGAATGATTTTCACGCTCTTCTATAACCCTTAAAACGAGGGTCGCAATAACGGCTTTTTGTTGAATTGTTAAAATAGGAAATGGAAATGTGTTGTAACAAATAACATTGGAGTAACTGATCCTAGATTCTAGTCGACCAGAGACTGCATTAACCCATGTCATATGCATGAGCGAGGAAATGATACCGAAAACGTATGCTTCCGCTTCGTAAATTAGCATTGCTTTGTTTGTGACAATTACATCACTTCCTATAAATCCTATTGGGATATATTTTCGTCTTTCTGAGGAAACTGAATCACACCGGGTTTCGCGGAGGCTCCAATTCTTGAGAGAATGGCGCCATGAAGAAATCAACTCACTTTTCCCCCGAAGTCCGTGAACGAGCAGTTCGCATGGTCATTGAACACCTTGCT